CATCAACAAAATTTTCTGCACAAGATTCTGCATAACTCTCTGCATGGTCATGTAGTTTTCGTGTCTCCTTTAAGACGGTATCTTTTAAAAGGTCTACTTCAAACCCTTCTTCTGTAAGACGGATAACAGCTTTCCTGTTATCCTTCCAATATTCACTTATCACATTACTCATAATTAACTCCTGTCAAATATTTAGTCTACCAAAAAAATGAGCCACCACCACTCAAACCAAGTTGTTTTGCGTAGTAGGGAAGTCGACATGCCCAGTAGGATGCTTTCGTCTTATCGTTTGCAGTTGAACAATTGTGTCTTGCAGCAAATGATTTACGTGCTTTTGGGTCATCAATCTTAACTTTTAGTCCTGTAGTGTCACCCCATGATACTTTCTTAATGTTTTTTGTTTGGGGGTCTCTGACGTATACGTAATATTTCTTTGAACCACCTTTCTTAGGTTTGTTGAGTTCAGGTTCTTCCTCTTCTGCGATGTCCATCATAGGACAATCCAGTGCTACTAACTGACCCTCATACACTTCGTATTCACCTAAGTCGGTTTCTATGATGTGTTTATCGACTTCTGTAAGTCTGTACTTCTGTTCATCTACCAGTTTTCTAACTTCTTTGATGGTTTCAAAGTACATGAACGAACCCAATCTAAATGGGTTGTCGATAAAGTTGGTTTTAGTCTCTTGTAAATCTAAGAGTACTGATTCTAATGCTTGTTCTTTTAATGTTTTCATTATGCTAAATCTGTATCGTGGTTTAGATTACCCTTCTTTCTTTTTACAAGGAATGCATTCACTCTTGCATGACCCCACTGTTCAGGAGTTGTGCCTGGTCTGTGTCCTGTCTTCCATGCAGCAACACCTCTGTTGTAAACTTTTTTAAGTGTACCAACTGACACTCCTGACTTCTCTGCCTTTGCAGCAAGTGACTTGTCTGCATTTTCTTGATGCAGTTTTTCCATTCTCTCTAAGTCTTCTATCTCAAAGAGACCACTGTCGATGTCATCTAAATCAGGAAGTTTATCTTCTGATTGTTCCTGAGTTTGAACCTTTGGTTTGAACTTTCTCATTACCTCTTTGTGATACTTAGTCATATCTTTTTTACCAGCATCAATTGTAAGTTCACCCTGACTTAATCCATCATCGTTGATGTCTAGTTTGATTAACTGTTGACTTTTAAAGTAGTCTAATGCTTTCTGAGCATCTCCTTTATTTTTAAACTTATACTCTACGTATTCTACCTTTTCATTAATTGGTTTTACTTCAAACTCTTCGTTGTAAGGGAATCCTTTTAGAGGATTTTGAAACACTTGACTGAAGTGTTTCTTCTTCTGTTGTTTTAACAGTTTCTGAGTCTCTTCAATATACTCTTCGATTGTTTGCCCAGGCGTATCTTCCTGATATGCATTTCTCATTTCTTCTGTGCCCATCTCGTGTACTCCGTTGTCGTGTTTGTTTCCTGCCATTACCTATTCCTCGGTTCTTTTCTATTATAATTTTGTGTGACCACTGAAAGATTCTTCTTATCATTGTTCATAGGATTGTTATCCTTATGATGAACATCCTTTCCTTTGATGTCTTTATTGTCTTTCATTAATCTACGTGCTTCATTTCTCTTTGCACGTCTTTTGATTTGTTCAGGTTGAGAATGGTAGTTTGCATACTCTTTTTTGTAATCTCTCTCTTCTTCAACTTCAGTCTCTTCTTTTTTACCCTTTTTATTTCTTTTCTCGTAGTCTTTGATAGATTTTCTTGCAATCTTCATCATTGCCTTTTGATGTGCTTTCTGTTGAGACTTAGTTTTTTCTCTCTGTCTGTCTGCAAATCCTTCTTCAATAGTTTCTTCATCCATATCCATTTTTAAGAATAGTTTGTTGTCTTTTTGCATCTTGTTAGAGACCTTTGCACCAATCAATGCACCCATACGATTTAACATGACTATCCCTTTCTCAGGATTTCTATCGTACTCTTTTTGTACTCTCTTTTTAAATGCACTGGTAAGTGCATCTATGATATTGTATGCATTAGCAACAAGTTTACCCTCTTCTATTGATTCTGATTGAGTGTCAACTTCTTTTCTTTGTTTCTCTCTTTCTTTCTCTGCATCAACACTAGACTTTGCAGTGTCTGATTGTCTTTCCTGTCTACCCTTAAGTGCTTCTAGTTCTCTCTCATGACGTGCCTTAAGTTTCTCTATCTCATCTGCATGTTTTGCTTTGATGTCACTCACTGCATCTTCACCAAACATTTTCTTGTATTGTTTAGTATACTGTGATGGTTTGGTTTCTGCAGACTTATCGCCTGGCGCAGGTTTGTATGCAGATGCATCATCGTCATCTTTCTTACTATTGGTTGCAAAATGAGATGCACGTTTATCTTTAGTGGACTTAGACATCTCATCACCCTCGGCATCTTTTGCAAAATACCTTTTAGGTTGAGTACCTTTCTTGTCCTCTACATCTTTGTCTTGTGCAGTTCTAATCTTTTCTCTTAATAGGTCTAACATATTATTTACTTCTCTTTGCAAGTAATTGTGCTTCTTTCCATGCAAGTGATTGTTTGTTTGCAGGGAACTTACTTGTCCATGTTAACATCTTACCGTATAGTGCATCCGATTTCTTAATCAATGCCTTGTGGTCATCGTTGTTTAGAATCTCAATAAAGTCTTTCTTAAACAACTTTCTAAAATAGTCTACGTTCTTTTGTGATGCATTCCAATCTGCAGTTACCACTTCTTTAGGTAACTTTCTTGCACGTTCAGAGTTTCTTTGTTGTGCAAAATCTAGTGAAGTGTTAACGAATACCATCTTGTATTCGTATCCTGCTTTATCTAATAGGTTTTTATAAGATACAATTTTACTTGCCTTTGCACCTGTAGTGTCAAAGACCATACCAAGTCTTCCTCTTAGATACGCATCCATTTGTTTTGCAGTAATTTCTTTTGCACGACTTCTGATTGGGTCTCTTAGGTCTGCATCCATGTTTCTCAAATCAAGACCAAGTCCTGCTTTCTTTAAACCGTTCTCGAATGCTTTGTCGGTGTTAACAATCTTAAGTCCTAGATTGACTAGGTTTAATTGATCCACCACAGTTGATTTACCTGACCCTGGCCCACCCATAAGGAATACTGCTTTGAAGATGCCTGGGTCATAGACACCCTCTGTAATCAAATCTTCTACCATGTACTGAGGTAGGTGTTGTAAGTCTTCTGTTAGACCCATTCCTTTACGGATATCTTTGTAAAGTTTCTGTGCAAATCGTTGTCCTGTTTTGGGTACTCCCTCTTTAAATGATTCGAAGTCACCCTTTTCTGCAAACTCTCTCATCTTAGATGCACTCATTCCTGACACATCATCTGCATCAGGGTCACGTTCACCAGCAGAGACTATCTGAATCTCATCAAACTTATAGAAACCGTGTCTACCTTTTACTGAGTTATATTTTTTGATGATAGTATCGAATTCTCTGACCCTATCTGACCCTACTACCATTCTAATCTTAGTGTAACCTTTGTCATGTAAGAAGGTGAGGATTTGAAAAATCTGTTTTACATCTGCATCTATTACATTAACTTGTTTACCGAAGAATGCTTTTAGATACTTAACTTTATCTTTGTGTGACAGCGGGTTCTTTACTTTATCATTTGAGTGTGAAGAAAATAACAATGCATCACCGTATCCCTTCGCAACTTTTTGAAGTCTGTCTACTAACTTTGCATGTCCTGTAGTTGGAGGATTGAATCGACCAAAGGTGAACACTGCACCTTTACCTTTTGCTTCTGATAACCAACTTGTAAAATTTTTATTCGCCATCTTTCGTATCACCTTGTTTTTTATTCTTCATTTGTTCTTTTTTACGAATCATTGGTAAAAGTTTCTTTGCGAGTTTTTTGATTGCAGACTTCTTCTTGTCTAACTTCTTCTCTAGTGCTTGTTTTCCACTCATACCTAGGTCACTCTTATCTGTGTCTTTCAACATCTTCTTTGCGACCATATTACGTGCTTGTTTCTCTGCACGTTTCTGTAACTTTGCAGGGTCAAGATTCTTCTTCTTCATTGCCTTTTTACGTTTTGCAAGAATCTTATGTTTGTTCTTTTGGAATGCTTTCTTTTTCTTCAGACGAGTTTGCATAGAGTCTGCTTCTTGTATCTCTTCCCAAATTTCTCTGAATGATTTAAGTTCCATATTACTATTTATCCCAATTTTTTGCAGCGTTAAAATTATTTTGACTGAATTCCATCCTGTCAACTAACTTAACTGCCTTACCTTCTTGGTCAATTGCAACATATCCTTCAGGATTTACTGCTTTAAATCCTGTGGACGTTTTAACAAAGGTTCCAATACCTTTAACTCTGTTTAATCCTTCTATGATAATCTGTTTTGACACTACCATCAACTCTTGGAATTTGGTTAGTGCATCAATCATAGACTTCAAACCTCTGAGTTCATTATATAACTGTTCACCAATCTCTCGTTTGATGTTCTTAGTCTTTTCTAGTTTAACTTTTGCGACTACCTTATCTCTCCAGTAGTTTTCAAAGTGTTTTAGATATCCGTTGTAGTTTGGTTTAAAAATACCAGCACGAATCTGTGCATTGCAATATGTTTTATAAGTTGCACCTGCACCTTTCTTTTCTATTGCACGTTGAACTTCTCTGAATTTTTCGAGGTCTTTCTTTTTGATTTTGTGGAATTGTTTTCCGACTTCTGTGAGGTTGCGTGATAAACTGACCGTCTCCTTTGCTGTGAGAGTTGAGTTGCCCGAAACATCCTTATACGTTGCATCATCCATCCATACGTCTTTTGACGAACCAAGTTTAGAAATATCTGCCCCAAAGGATGCAGAAAGGTCTTCTATTGTACCACCTCTATATGTAGTATGGAAGACGATTCCTAGTTTTGCTGAAGCAATTTTTTTACCTAATTCAGAATTAGTCTGCACTCGATACACTATAGTGTTAGGCCCGAATGCAATATAGGACTCAAAGTCGTCCTTTATCATTTTCTTATCTTTTTCTGTGAACATCAAATCACCTTGGAGTATTTCATCACCCCAAGATAGTTTGGATAGGTATTTGAATGAATCTAAAAACTTGGATTCTAGGTCACCTGAGAGTTCAGGTGCATCTTTGATTTCTTGTTCTGAAGTGTAAAATAATGGTGTTTGATTGAATAGTGATTTCTTTGCAACGAAAAATCTTCCGTCTTCAGGATGTTTCCCACAAAAAATTGCAGGGGCACCATCCCATTTCACTGTCATGTTGAACCCTTTCTTTGCATTACCTTTCATCATGTCACGAAGACTTAATAAAAAGTACACAGATGCACGACCACCATTAATTCCGTTATTAATGATTTCGTCTTCTAGGTGTTCTAAATGTAAATTTTTGACTGCCATAATAGTAGTATATCACCTTTTTCGATGTAATACTACTATTTATGGTTATTTATTTCTTATAAACCTGCATCAACGATGGTTCCATCGTCAACTTTTGATTGTAAATCGTCTCTATCTGTAGTTAATGCATTTATCTGATTAGTTAATTCAGTGGTCTTTTCTGCATCATATGATGTGAAGTCTGTTCCATTCCATTCATCCCATGCAGTAAAAGTAGCTAACTCTAATCCAGTTGAAGACGCTGATGCAGTAGGATTATCAGTTCTCCAATCTGCGAAGAAACCATCCCTTCCTGCAGCTGTTCTAACTTCATACTCTACAGTTCCATCAACATCAGCACCAAGTGAGTACTCTCTTGATACACCGTTTATCCAATCTTTTAGTTTTTGCGTCTCTGCGATGTTATCGTTCAAAGTTGCAATTTCATCTGCCCATGCCATAGGTAATCTCCTAAATTTGTATAGTACTATTTAGGATTTTGACAATGGTGACTGAGATAATTTTGTTTCTATTTGTTTAATTTTTGTGGCACATTCAGTAACAGAAGATTGGTCTCCCTCTTTCTTTGCAGAACGGAGTTCTTTTTTCAATCTAATCTTCTTTTGCAGAAGGTCAATTACATCTTGTGATTTCAACGTTTTCATAATACTAGTGGTATTTATATACCAAAAATGGCGACCTGTAGGGGACTCGAACCCCTGACCTCTGCCGTGACAGGGCAGCGTTCTAACCAACTGAACTAACAGGCCTGGCACCCTGTAGGAGAATCGAACTCCTGTTGCATGGATGAAAACCATGTGTCCTAACCACTAGACGAACAGGGCAATTACTCTATTATAGTAAAAAGTAGGGGCATTGTCAACCCCTAAATTTTAAAATCTGAAAACTTTTCTCGTCCTCTGTCAAACACTGGAGTGTCATCATCTACTGCAGAATCAACCAACTCTTCTTGTGCTGTTTGTTCACAATCATAGAGTTTCATTCTACTTCTATCAATACCAATGACAAACCTCTTAAACACTGTAGGGTCATTGTATCTATTCTTTAACTGTTTGACTACTAACTGGTCTAGTTCTTCTAGTTCATCAGATGTAATCAATGCAAACATTAAGTCTGCAGTTGCAGGTAGACCAAATGACTCTGAAGTGTCTTCAAGTCCAATGTCAGTAGAACCATAACCACTTCTTGTTGTTTGGGTTGCAGACACTAGTGGTACATCAAATTCCACTGCGAGTCCACGTAACTCTTCTGCAATACTCTTCACCAATGTGTAAGAGTTTGCACCTGAGCCTGGCCTGATTCTATGACTTGCACAAATGTTTAGATAATCGATAAAGATAATGTCAGGTTGAAAGTCTTTCTTGATATCCAACTCTTGCAACAAGTGTCTGAAGTGACCTACGTGTGCTGATGCAGTTGGATACTCTTTGACAATCAGTTTACCCTTTGTCTTATCTTTGAGTTTCTCAATCTTCTTGTCGTACATCTTCTTGTTCATGTCAGCAAGTTCTTTCATAGGAACATTCATGATGTTTGCATCAATACGTTCTGCAATACGTTCCTCTGACATTTCCATAGTAATGTACAGAACATTCTTGTTCATCATCAAACATGATGCAGCTTGATGACACATGAACAATGATTTACCAACACCAGTACCTGCAAGTACGATATTGAGTGTTTTGTTTGGTAGACCACCTTTGGTAATCTTGTTGAAGTATTCTAAGTCAAACGGAATCTTCTCTTCTTCAGTGTGATAGAACTCAAATCGTGCATCGGCATCTTCTAAGACATCGTGACCGATATGGGTGTCAAAGGACACGGAAAGTGCATCCTTCAATAACTCAGGTATTTCACCAGTAGACCTTTGAGATTTTTTATCAAGGACGGTGATGGAGTCCATCACGGCAATATAGATTGCACGGTCTTTACACCACTGTTCTGTTTCAGTGGCTAACCACTCTTGTGGTGTATCATCCGTATCCTTTCTAATCTTATCAACAATAGATTTAGAGTTTTGAACAACATTATCACTAAGACTAGTGTTGTTGTCAAGGTTGATGAGAAGTGCTTCTACTGTTGGATTTTTAGTGTACTTGTCGAAGTAAGTTTTTACTTCTTCAAATATAACCTTCTCTTCAGGGTCTGTGAAATATTCTGACTTAATGAATGGAATACACTTCCGTGTAAACTGCTCACTCTGTATCAGATTCTTCAGTATTGTCTGTTCCAGTCTTGCTTCCATATTTAAAATAATCTTGTACCACCGTTTCTAATTGTTTCATTACATCTTCTGTAAAGTATTTCTCAGGGTTGTTGTTAATAGTTTTTCCGAATTCGGTTTTACCATTAGGCAACTCTACCCTAGTAGATGACTTCTTAAAGACACCAAATGCAAGTGCAAGGTCTAATAGACCATAATACCTGTCGAGTCCTTTGTCGTATGTCAGTCTGACATCTACAACTCTGTTCTCAACTGTAAGTCTTGATTTTGCATTCTTACAGTGTACTATATTTCCGATAACTTCGGTACCCTCTTTTTCTTTTTTCTTGGACAAATAGACAATAGATGAAGCTGCATACTTCAATCCACTACCACCACCCATTTCTTTCTGAGGGAACATGGAACCAATCACATCATAAGTGTGGTTGGTAACAATCATTGGAACCTTTGCACGTCCTAGTTTAAGAGTAAGAACTCTGAATGCACCTTTTACTACTTGGGCACGTGTCATATCTCTTGTCTCTTTACCATCTGCAGTGTCCTCAATCTCTTTGGTTGTAGATAACATACCAAGTGAATCAAGAACAAACATCATTGGTGGACGCTTGTCTTCAGGGGTTTCAAGATATTTGTCAAGAATGTTAATGGACTGAGTCCTAAATTCTTGTACGGTTACTACTGGTACGATGACGAATCTACTTGAGTCGACTCCTCTCTCTTCAATCATATCTTTAGTGATTGCAGATTCAGATTCGAAATAGATTACGGCTGCATCAGGATGGTCTTCTAAGAATTGTTTACACATTCCTAGTGCAAAGAACGTTTTACCTGTTGCAGATTCACCTGCGATTGCAGTAATTTTGTTTGAAGGAAGTCCACCGTATAGTGAACCACTTAATAATGCATTGAAGATGAAAGACCCACTGTCAATAAACGAGTCTACATCACCAGCTGCAACACCATCAGCAACGACACTAGCGTATTCGTTACCACTGGATTTTACTAAGTCTTTAATAAATGACATAATATACACCTCTCATAATGTTAATACCATTATAGGATATGTACTTACTTTTGTATAGGGGTTTTTTGAAATTCTTTTGATAATTCACAAAGTTTATCATCAAACCTTGTGTGTTCTTGCATCATTGCTGTGAGCATACGAACTTGGGTTTCTAAATGAATGATGAACCCAAAATTGATGAGTACCATGATAATAAAGAAACAATCTAGAGCATCAAGTGTCATTCTACAAGTCCTTTCTCAATCAAGATTTTTCTGTTTTCTAAATGTAGAGATTCAACTAAATCTTTGTTCTCTCCACTGTACTCTACTGCATGATGGTCATCAATCATCTGTTGATTGACATTTATTTCTGTTCCAAAAACAGGATGACCTTCATTAAAATGGATATAGATTTCACCTAGGATTCTTCCGAACTTTCCTTTGTCGTGTGAAATAAGAGAGATACGTTCTGCACTCTCTAAAAGTTTCTTTAAGTGTCTCTTGGATGCCTTTCCGAATTTCTTTTCTTCAAGGTCTCTTGTTCTTGACTCAGGAGTATCGATACCCATAAGTCTGACCCTTTGTTTTTTATAGGTCATTCCAAATCCAAGATCGATGTCGACATCAATTGTGTCTCCGTCAACCACTTTTACTACTGATACATTATATTGATACATAATCCTTTATTTATAAGAAAGGGGAACTTCAGTTCCCCTTTACAGTTCTACATTTCTGTGGGAACTCTGAACAATAGAGCATCATTGCCTCAAGCAACATTGCTGTTGGAATGATATCCTCTACTTTTTTTCAGGTTGCTCATTCTGTAGTTCGTCTGTCTGTCTGTCGACTTCTTCAGCAACGTTATCAACGATACCTGTTGCTGTATCAACAGCAAGTGTTCCGACTGATACTACATCATTAGCAACTGCCTTGGTGATTGTTGCAGTTCCTTTGACTGCTCCATCAACAACGCCAGTTGTAAACTCTTTACCACCTTCAATAACTGCTCCAACTGAGGCACATGAAGGAAGTAATACCACAGAAAATAGTAACATATACATTACTATTCTCATAATTACTCCAATATTGGTGTATTTCGTTAGACTGCCAACTGCAAATCTAACCCCTCATTTATTTATGTAAGGTGATAACCTGTGGATTATGATGTTCGTAATCATAAAATTTCATAGTCTCTTCTATTTGCATTCTGAAATGTCCATATGCTATAATAAGTGACATACAAACAAATACTGCAAATGAATATATTACGATATTAAACATTGCAATAGGGAATAGATAGAAGAGTGCAAGTATATGAGCAACCAACACACTGTACACATAAAACTTGATACTAATCAGTAGATGCCACATCTTTATCTAAAAGTAAATCTTTGAAGTCATTTGAATGCCAATAACTGTCTAGTGTAATATCCACTACCAGTGCAATCAAAACGAATGTTAAAATTATTCCGAGATATAAGTTGATGAAAGCATTAATTTTCATCCATCGTATCATGTGTTTCATTTTCTATTCCTTATAAATTCTAATTCTTGTTGCCAATTTTTCTTATTCTGTTCTGCCTCGCCACTTCCTCTTTGGGCTAATATAACTCTACCCCCATCCATATCAACACGAATACTGTCGGTGGTAATAACCTCACCATGTCGTCCAATGAATACTCCTGTTAGTTCTCCCTTTGTATCTTCAGGATGAAGATTGTTTATTAGTTCTATAAGTTCTTCTTTTGTCATGCGAAAAATGAATCAAGTGATGCAACTGGTTCTACGTTCCAGTTAATCAAGTTAACAATTGCTTTCAGTGGTTCTACGAATGCTTTATCAAATTGCATATCATAATCTACAAATCTGTGTAGGTCAAACTCACGTGGTAGTGTTCCTGTGAATGAAATGACATTCTCATTGATTGGATTAGGTACAGTCAGATAAGTAAACATAATTTTTTCTCCGTTCTTAATCTTTTCATACCTCATGTCGATGTTCTTTTTTTCCAAGTAATGATTGTAAAGCAGTGACCCTCTTACGTGAATGGGTGTACCCTTAGTGTAAATAGTCGTAGAGTCTTTGTATTGTTGTAGGTTGTTGCAACTACGAGGTGATGAAATATCCTCTACAGGAAGATTTCTAAAATCCTTACGTGCAGTTTCTACGAACTCCCACAGTTCTTGTTCAGTTCCAGTCATAACAACCTTTAAAGCATCTGTTAGTTTTGTTCTGACCCATTGAGGTGTAGAAGACTTTGCAGTTTCGATACCCATCATTTTGAGTTTAGGTTCTGCAAGTCTAACACCTTCGTTGTCATGTACGTTCAGTATGTACCGTTTCTTTGCAGTCCAAATACCTCTGTCTGCAATTACCTCACGACCCATTTCCATCTTCTGTTGGAATGCATTAGTGTAATCTTTAAGTTCATCAAAACCCTTTGCAAGGACGTTTTCAATCTGTGTTTCTGCCTTGGACAAAAAGTCGATAACCTTTTCCTTTGGAGTGTCCTCAGGGAACACTTGTTTGACCATATCGTCCATAGTGATATACACTGAGTCAGTATCGATTGCAATCACAAAGTCTTTATTGTCTGTCTTTAACACTTCGTTCAGATACTTATTGATGGTCTTCTCTGCCCATTGGATAACCAACTGACCACTTAGTGTAATTGCCTCTGCAAGGTTTATATCAAAGAATGCAAAGTACTGATTTGCAAGAGCACCATAAGCAGAGTTGAGTGCAATCTTACGAACCTGTTGATTGTTGTATGCACGTTTGATAAGTGTATCAAGTTCTTTCTTACGTTTAGAGTCTTTACAAACTTCACGTTCTTTCTGATACTCAATCATCTTACGTTTCCATGCCTTACGTTCTTCGTAGAACTTCTCCATGAGTTCAGGAAGGAAACCTTGTTTGTCTCTCTTGAACATGACACCGTTAGGTGTGACACTTAAGTCTTTCTGTTTGATGTAAGATAAGTCACACTGTTGATTCAACATTCGTTGTACGTTGACATCTTGACGATTACCCCTCACCATCTTCTCAGGTGAAATGTTAAACTGCATAATCAAGTGAGGATACAGTGAGTTCAAGTCAAAAGACATGACCCAATTGTGTCCACCAACCAATGGTTCTTTGACATATGCACCTTGGATAGCATGTGTCTTATCGTTACCAGTCTTCAGTCTTTGTGGTGGTGTTTGAATGTTCTGTTCTTTAAGGAAGTTATAGATGATGGTTTCCCAATACTTCACCATTCCAAACACATCTGCATAGTTACACTTTGCATTGTATGCCATGGTCTGAGTCAGTTCAATGAACCCAAGTTTCTCATCCAGTTCTTCAACAAGTGTAACGTCTTTGAGGTTATACTCTAAGAACTTTGCATAGTCCTGTTTGTAAAGTGTATGCAGTGACCCATACTCTGAGTAATCAATCTTACCTTTACCCAATTCAACCTGTGCAATGGATTCTAGTTTGTAAGATGGTTGATTGACGAAGGTATGTTTACGATAGAGTTCAAGATAGTCAAGCACGTTTACACCGTAAAGTGTGTACTTCATATTCTTCTGATAACCATAGGATGTAAACTCTCTGACATCAGACATGTTCCATGGTGAGAGTTTCTTGTGTTCACCTTCACCGAATAGTTTATCGATACGATTACAAAGATAGGTAATATCAAATGTATCTACATTCCAACCAGTGATGACATCAAAGTTGGACTTTCTCCAATACTTCATAAACTCAGTCAGTAGGAATGCTTCGTTCTTACAGTTGTGATAAACTATATCAGTTCGATTGTGTTCCCATGGGCCAATACCAAACACTTGTGCATCTTTACCAAATGGTTTGATGGTGATTGCATTTACTTTTTCGTTTGCAAAGATTGGGTCAGGGAATCCATCTTCACACTCACACTCAATATCAAGTGTTGCAACTGACACTAGATTAGTATCGTAGTTGATATCGCCTTGGAATTTATCTGCAATGTAAGTGTAGATGTATCTGTCGTATCCGTGGATTTCAAATCCTTCAACCCCTGAATACTTCTCTCTGAACTTTCTTGCACCACCCATTGAGTTAAGTTCAACAACTTCAAGAGCTCTACCGTCCAATGAACGATAAGCAGTCTCCCCTCTTTTGGATGGAATGTAATGTTTAGGACGATAGTCAATGGTAACCTTTTTCTTTTGGTTACCTTGATATCCTATCGCAAGAATTTTGTCTCGTGTACGAGTGACGTTAGTGTAGAAATCCATACTGTAAGTATACTACAGTACTAGGATTCTGTCAATGTGGTTATACCTTTTTTATTGTTTAAAATGTCATATACTGCATCATACTTATCTTTTGAACTAGCAAGTTTTTCTATTTGTATATCTAACGCTTGTGCAATATCAGAATGGTCTCCAATACCTGCAGGGTGGTTTTGATAAACTTCGATGTTTGCCATTGCGACATCCATCTCACCTTGATACTGACTCATCAGTGCTTTTAACATTGTTTCTCTTCCCATTATCTACCTCGTTGGTTTCCAGTTGATACTTTATAGTTTGTTTCCAACTGTGGTTTCACTTCAAAGACATTCATAACCATGTCTCTTTTAAAAGTGAAATTATATTCTTTTGCAAATGGAACGTAATCTGCAAGATTAACTTCCATTCTCCCTTCAGTGACGTTTACTAGACATTGTTTGACATCTTCTAGTTTATGGTCACCGTTCCACTTTTGAGTGTGGAAACCTATAACAACTTCACCAGTTGTTAATCGTAATGCTTTAATATTAGACATTCTCTAATCTCGACATAAGTCTCTCTGCACGGTTAGTAACTTGTCTGTACCATTTACTATCACGTCCTTCAACTCCTGCCTTTTTCCAGTCTCCTTCTTCTAGTGCTTTTCTGAAGTTTTTAAATCCACCTAGTCTTGTACGTCCCATGTTGAACATCATATTAACCAAGACCTGCTGGACTTCGTCTGGCCAACTAGTAAACCCTTCTCCGTATAATGCAACACATTCGGAGATTGCTGTGTCGAGGTCTCTTTCGAAACACTCCTTAACTCTTTCTTCATTGACTGGAGTTCCAACTGGTTGTCCATGTTCCTCGTCACTTTCGAGGACAAGGTGACCAACTCCAAATGTTGGGTAACCGAGGTGGTCAAGGTAGATTTCATTTACTACTCCCTCATCTATTTTAAGTTGTTCGAATACTGCTTCTCTGTTCATGTTAACTTCCTTGTCGTAAATCGATTTGTTCTTGGATTTTAGACGCTTTATCTTCTTCTGAAGAATACTCAATAATCGTCCATTCGGAAAATTCTTCCCCATCAATCGTCCATGTTATCTGCACTTGTTCCTGCATCATCTTTCTCCACTTGATGTTGTATGAGTTCCACTAAAATGTCACCCATAAGTTTTTGTAAGTTTGCATCTTTATTTAGTTCATCTATGTCTGCACTTTCTGGCGCTTTAACAATGTTTCGTTGAAAATTTAAATGTTGTTTACCTTCAACAAATTGAACTTTACCATATACAAAAATGACACCCTCGTAGGGTGCCTGTGTGATTTCTATTCCTGTCATGTTGAGTTTATCATTGTCGACAACTCTGTACACTCCAGTGTCAAATAATTCGGTCATAGGATTTCTCTCCAAATATAAGTAGGTTCAGATGTGGTAGAGTCAAATATGTTTGGGTGTGACATTAAAGCACTTCTGTAAGGAGTCCATTTAATTCCTCTACCCCATCCCATATGTCCAAAAAGTTCTGATTTGGTTATAGAACCATGTGTTTTTACAATTTCAATAAGTTCTTCTAGTTTTTCAGTTTCACTCATTCTATGAGTGTCGTCAACAATAATTTCAATATCTTCAATCATCTTTTCCATTTCATTCTTATATAATAGATTGTCCTTTAACCATTGTTGACCTATTCGTGAACGTTCATTTCTATGTTGTCCATCATCCAAGTGTTTGTTGAGTAGTGTTAAGGCGTCTTCATCTGTTGTAAAAAATTCTGCATTACCCTGTAGTTCATGGTAATAAGCACCATCATAAAAAATATAAGGGCACCCATTCATCAAACCATCAGTTGCAGCTACACTCCAACCACCATACTTTTGTTGTGGTGCAAATCCAACCAAACAATTTCTAAGTTTGTTATAGTATCCTCTTTTGTCAAACTTTTCATTTGTCATGTACTCACGTGGTACATCACCTTCAAACAAAGGTATCCACACTTTAAAGTCTTGTCTTTGTGTATATAGTTTATCCATCAATGAGACAAAATGGTCAAAGTGTTTGTATGCTTCACATCTATGATTGAATACAATAACCCTGTCAGGTGAGTCATTTGGTTCTACAATCTCCTCTTCTCTAACACCTAGATGCTGTACTTGTAGTATCTTATCCAAATCAGTTATTGTAGACTCATTAAACCTTTGTTTTGCTTGTTCTAGTACCATCCTCTTTTGTTCTTGTGTGTTGATGTAACACTTCTCGTATTCTAAGAGACCAAGCATATTCTGATTAAATGCGCCCTTAAACCATGCAACAATATGGTCAAAGTCAAACCAATGAGAATACCCCATAACCTTAGGTGTATGATGTGTTAGATTATACATTGTGTTAACTAGTTGATGTGTATGTTCAGGTAAATGCGACATCACGATATCAAAATCTTTATCATGACTAAGCAAAGTTTTCATGTGCATTACATCAAAATGACTTCTCATTGCAGGAGGATAAGTCGGTAAAGATGCAAACATTTGTTCTGTGTTGTCGAAGGTCAACCCATCAATATACTCAGGAGAAATAATATGCCAAAAGAAATTATGTCCTTGTGTTTCACGAATCATATTCTTTAACACTTGAACGTAAGAATCTTTTTCCAAATCTTTCTGCCATGTGATGTTAGGATACACTAAAATCCTAATTGTTTTTGCAATCTCTTGGTCTGTATAAAATTTATCTAGCATAATAAAATGGAGCGGATAGTGAGAATCGAACTCACATTCCCTGTTTGGTAAACAGGAGTAATAACCGTTATACTATATCCGCTTATAACTTAATTCTATCCCTCAACGATGATGTTGAAAATGAATGTTTTCTGTTAGTGTAGAACACTTTAATCGGTAGTTCCTCACCTGTGAAGTGTTTGTCTTTATAGTCTTCACCTACAAATCTAACATCTATAGGTGTCGACTCAAGCAAGTCTAATAGACTTTGTTCAGTGTCATATGGTATCACTTCGTCTACATATTTCACTGCATTTAATTGTACAAATCTCTCGTAGACAGATTGTACTGGTTGATTCTTTTCTTGTCTGTCGATAGATGGGTCTGTCTGTAATCCTACAATAAGATGGTCACAGTTTTCTTTTGCCTGTTTTAACATAACCACATGACCTGCATGTAAGAGGTCAAATGCACCACATGTAAATCCTATTGTCATCTTATTATATCTATCTTGTTCATGGTTTCCTGATTCCATACTTCTAACTCTGTTCTCAGTCTACCTTGTTGTTTAACATTGTCATATCTTTTCGATGCATGTTTCTTCCACCATGCAATGACATTTTCAAATTCAAATCTATCAAAGTTCTCAGCTTTATTTAGCGTTTCTGTTTTACCCAATAATACATCACGTACATTTGTGTAACCATACTCTGACATGTAGAATCGTTTCTGTGTCGTTACATCTTGTGCAGTATTCATCACTTTACAAAAGTGTTCATATGCAGTAGTGTCATATTTTTTAAGATTTGACTTAATAATACCCACCATCTTGGTCTGCATTTTAAGTTTACGTGATGATGCACCTTTATGAATCAATGGTTCGCTATCATTTCGTGTTTCAAACCAATCTCTTAATTCAAAGTATATTTCTTCGCCAAGTGTCAGAAGAAATTGACTTTGTGTATCTCCTTTATATCTTAGATACGGTCTCATACCATCGTACATACTTGCACCTTTGATGTTACCATACAAAGATGTAGTTTCAAATAAACAAAACTCTGTATTATATTTCTCATTTAACATTCTACGACTTGCATGAGAACAACACACAGCCGCAAGAAGTTTACCACCAAGATAATTAAATCCGAATGGTTGTACAGGGACAATATTAAATCCCATGATTGCACGTTTGTTGAAGATATCTAAGTCAGGTGTCTGACCAAGATAGACATTACGTGGTTTTGAGTTAATTAGTGGTGAACCAAAACGAATGAACCCAACTACAGTATTAGTGTTGGTTTCTTTCACCACAAGTTTTAAAGTCTTGCCTGGATTTTCATCAGGTGAAAATGATGCAACCTTTTCAATCATTGCATCAAAGGTTTCATTAGGAAGTTTTGCAACTTCGAAATTCATGTCCATAGGATGCATATTATGTTGTTGGAACATGTCATCTTCAAGTCCAAAACCAAGCAATGGTGCAGGTAAGTCTTTCACCCTTTCAATTTTTCTTACACGAAAATAATCATCAATACGATTAAAGTCATGGAAGTATTCCATAACTTTCGTTGCAACTTGAATTGTGTCTTGTTTAGTTAGTTCCATAAATGCTCAAAAAAAACCACTCTTTCATTATACTATAAAAGAGTGGTTTAGGTAAGTGGGTTTTTAGAGATTTGCTAATACATTCTCAGGTGTAGATACCTCATATGGGTCAGTCTCGATGTTATCACCAAAACCTTCCTCTGAGAATACTTTCTCTACTTTACCATCATTCAGTACAACTGCATATCTCCAAGACCTGATACCAAATCCTAGATTTGCTTTCTCTACGGATGCACCAAATAGTTCTGTGAACTCTCCGTTACCATCAGGTAATGGGAAGATGTTCTGAACTTTTAAATCTTCAAACCACTTGTTCATTGCAAATGTATCATTTACTGATACACAATAAATTTCATTAATACCTTTTGCAAAGAATTGGTCAGCAAGTTTATCAAATGCTGGTACTTGGTTAGTTGAACAGGTTGGGGTAAATGCGCCTGGCAATCCAAACAACACTACTCTTTTTCCTGCAAACTGGGCACCAGTACTCAGATTCTGCCACTCACCTGCAACTCTGATAGGTAGAATAACGTCAGGTACTTGTGTACCTATTTCAGGGTTAAACATAATATAATTCTCCTAGATTTATGTTACCCCTCATTATACAACAAGGGGTAACGTCCTGTCTAGGGGTTTTTAAGAAATTTCGATAGAAACTGGTTTCTTTTCTTCAGGAATTACTCTCTTAAGTGAAACACTTAAAATACCATCCTCAAGTTTTGCACCCTCTACAACAATTTCTTCTGCGAGTGTGAAAGTTCTCTTGAATGCACGAGAAGCAAGTCCTTTATGAACGAACTCCTTTTCTTCCTTAGAATCTACCTTACCTTCAATAGTCAAAGTCTCTGCCTCTTTTGAGATTGAGATTTCGTCCCTCTTGAATCCTGCGACTGCAAGTTCTACACTGTAAGATTCATCGTCAATCTTAACAATGTTGTAAGGTGGATAGGAAACATTAGATGGGACTGTTGCAGCCTTCTCTAACAGTTGAAGAGTTCTGTCGAACCCAATTGCGAATGGGAATGATCTCCCATAGATATCATCAAAGATAGTCATTACTTTTCTCCTTTATTAAGCAAGTTAAAATAGTGCATACCGATTATTCGCATATGCACTACTATTATATAGTATCAAATACTATTTTTTCAAGTGGTTTTTTTAAATTATTTTAAAAATCTATTACAAACTTTATGAAACTGATTCCGTTTCATTAGCTTGTCGTATGCTTTGAATCTGTCAATGAGAAAGTGTCCCACATTGGCAGACCATGATGCTAAATTTTGCATTTTAATCTCCTATGTTATTGTTACGTTCTGTGATTCTTTGACTTCTTCGGTTGTGACCTACTTGTCATTGAACTGTCACATAATTGTAACAATACTATTTAGGAGAATACTATGTTTGATTTTCCAAGTTTGTTTCTTCTTTCGATTTCTATTTTTACTTTACGTCTGAGTTTAGGTTTTTTGTTCTCATTGTAGAACTCAACTAACTCATCAATTGTTTTCTGCTTCATGTATTCATGAGAGATAGATTTCTTTTTTGTGTTTCTATCAATCTGTATAGTAGTTTTTCCAAATTTCACGGGCATGATTTACTCCATTATTATTATTATGATTTTATTTATCGTTTTTTACAACGTTGTGATGCACGGTCAATTACCTGTAAGTTGTTATGTACTACGTATGCAGTCAATACAAAGGGCAGAACCATATCTCCATATGTAAGTGAGTCTTCTTCCTCTAGAGTATAGAATGGTGATAAAAATAATGTCTTGTGTAATATCAGTCTATCAAAACTAGGTACTTCAGGTAAAAGGGGATTTGCTTCAAAGACACAATCATAATCCATCCCTCTGTCAGTTGTCCAAACATCTGCAAATTGTAATAACCAAAATGCAGACATTGTGTATGTGTCTACACGTGGTCTTGAATCAAAGGGTATAGACCTCAATTGATTCGGATTTTCCTTTAACTTTAATCGAATCGACTCTTGTAAAGAATCCATCTTGACACTTTCCAGCAGTTGTGGATGATAGCAACACTCGTACCCCCTCGTAATTGCGAGTCTGTCCTTCGAGTCTAGATGCCAAGTTGACGGCGTCTCCAATGACGGAATAGTCAAATCTAAGTTCTGACCCCATGTTTCCGACAATGCATTCGCCTGTGTTGATACCGATACCAACATCAATCCTAGGAAGACCCATCTCTTCAAGTTCTGTAATAAGTTCATCTGCTTTTTCTGAAATTTCCCTTGCAGATTTAACTGCCATACCTGCGTGATTTTCACAGTCTAAGGGAGCATTCCAAAACGCCATGATACAATCTCCCATATACTTGTCGATGGTTCCACCGTTTGCAAGTATAATTTTGGTCATTGTGTCTAAGTATTTATTAATAAGTTCGACTAAACCTTCAGGGTCATTGTTGTTTTTGTAGTATTCTGACACTGGAGTAAACCCACAGATGTCCATGAACAAGAATGTCATCTCCTTTCTTTGTCCACCTAACACTAACATGTCAGGGTTGTCTTGTAATTGTTTGACCATGTCAGGAGATAAATACTTTTGGAACTGTTTTCTAATCTGTTCCTTGAGTTGATAAGTCTTATAGTATTGATTATATGATGCGTGACCGAAAACTATCAAGGAGGCGATAGATGAGTAGAAGGTATCGAAAAGAACGAGACTTGAAGTCCACAAATATAAACCCCCACCCACCTGAAATCCTACAACACTTAGACAACCTAACACCCCAAGAGTTGTGGGAAGTTTGTAGACCATTACCAACGTTATTAGAAGGACTGACAGAAGAAGAACAATTTCTAAAAATTCAAGATAGTAGGATTGTTGTATTTGAACTTCTTGTAAGACGGTTTGGAGAATTGAGGCTTGAACTTCGTGGGGATACATTGTACCCACTGGAGTTGAAACTGGATTATTCAGACCCTCTGCCGTTAGACCCCAAATTAGAATCTTATCCTGAATATCTGACTGCGTAAGGTCAACTGCTGAGATTCTCTCAAAGTGATTCCAATAGGAGATTAATATGTCTCCTGTTGGAGTCGTTTCTATAGGGTCTTCTCTCCCCATACGAATCCATTCAATACCTACGTCTTCTGTGACTCTTGTCTGATAATTTGGTTGGTCGTAATATGCACGTAACACTTCTAACACTATCGATGGGTAAATCTCATCGTTTGCAGTAACAATCAACGGCGCACTACGCACCGTTCCGTCAAAGTTTGGTGTACCACTAAATGGTGGAGTTGCAGTTGTGACTCCTACACCGTATGTGTTCTCTTGTAAGATAGGAAGAGGTGCAACGATTCCTGTAAAATTCCACGCAGAATTTTTTATGTCTCCACCACCGAACACTGAAGTGTTAACAAATGGCGCAGAACCTTTTTGTATTTGTGCAGATGGAGCTGCAGATAAAATTGTAAGTCTGTTGATTAGTCCCTCTGCAAGTTTTAAATCTTCCTCAGGTTGTCTATCAGGTTTTGCAAAGAGTTGTGTAAACACATGAGTGTTAGTGTAATGAGAGTTGAGAAGTAAATCAGTGTAGATACCTCTCTTGAATGGATATTGTCCGAACTCTTCTAGTGACCTTTCGTCTATGTCTACTAAGACAATATCATTACTGTGAATCTTTTCTTGTTGTTGGTGTAAGAAATCGAACCATGACCACTGAATGTTTTCTACGATGTATGGATTCCAAACTTTGAGTCCGACTAGTAACGCAATAGTTACTAAGACTGTTTTCCAACTATACACGTTTTGATTCCCAATCCTCTATTGCCTTTCTGATTGAGTCTTCTGCAAGAACTGAGCAGTGTAATTTGATTGGTGGTAGTTCTAAAATTTCTGCAATCTCTTTATCTTTAATTTGTTTTGCTTCTTCTATGGTTTTACCTTTGAGTAAATCTACGAATAGTGAACTACTTGCGATTGCACTTCCACAACCATAAGTCTTAAACTTCACGTCTACTATCATTTCGTTCTCGTCAAGTTTAAGTTGCAGTTTCATTACATCACCACAAGCAGGTGCTCCTGTCATTCCTGTTGCAACGTTTGGGTCGTTGGGGTCGAATCTACCAACTGAGAATTGTTCAGGTGCATTGAGAACACCTTCGAATCTATCGATTAC